CCATGGCAGTGGCTCGATGCCATCGCGCAGCCCTTGGCCGACCTCACAGGGATCGAACACGGCAATCCCGGCATAGGTGTCTTGGACGTCGACTGCATAATGCAGGCGGGAGCCCGTGTTGTAGATGACATGCAGCCCGGTCTCGATCACGGCGCGCTCCTTTTCAGCTGATCGACCTCCTGAGCGAGGTCCTTGATGGCCTCGACGAGGGGGCCCACGAGATTGCCGTAGGCCAGACGCAGCACGCCTTCGGCCTCAACGACGGCCTCCGGCGCAACGCTCTGAACCTCTTGTGCGATGAGGCCCATCTGCCGCGCGTCGCTGCCCGCCATGGTGAAGGTGACGCCAGCCAGGGCCTGCACCTTGGCCAGCGCATCTGCGATGGGCGCGATGTTGGATTTCAGGCGCACGTCCGAGGAGGAGACGAAGTTCGGCGCGGTGACGGTGCCGGTGAAGGTCGCTCCTGATAGGCGTGCGAAAGCGCTGGCGTGGCTGCCATCAAGCAAGTCGGCATCAATGCCAGAGCCAGCCCCATCCACGGTCACCAGCTTGGCCAGAACCTGAGCCGCGGTATCGGGGGACCCATCCGCCCCTGCAGGGCCTTGTGGGCCTGTGGCGCCGGTCGCACCAGTTGGGCCAGCCGGCCCCTGCTGTCCCGTCGGTCCAGTGGCGCCTGTATCCCCCTTGGGACCTATCGCGCCGGTTGGTCCGATGGCGCCGGTATTGCCCTTGAGGTTGACGTAAGCCCCCCAAGTGGAACCGTTGTAAAAGCGCAGGCTGGTTCCGGACCATTGATGAGCGGGCGTCGGTCCTGTGGCACCCGTTGGGCCCTGTGGACCCGTTGCTCCTGTTGCGCCAGCATCTCCCTTTGGTCCTGTTGGCCCGGCCGCACCTTGAGGACCGGCCGGTCCGGTGGGGCCTTGCGGCCCAGTCTGTCCGAGTTCGATCACCGTTTCGGACCCGGAGACACGCTTTAGGAACAGCTTGCCGTCGGTGACATTCACAGCCAACTCACCAGCCGCGAGTTGTGCTGTGCTGGGTACCCGGCCGGCCACGGCCGTGCGTTTGACCAGAACGGTATTTGCCATGATCAGAAGGTCCCACCATCAAGTGTGATCCCATTGATCGACCCACCGGTGATCGCGACATTGTTGGCTGCTTGCGTGGCGATAGAGCCCAGCCCGAGGTTCGAGCGCGACGTTGCTTTATTGGGGAGGTCGGACAGGTTCGATGCTGCGGAGAGCTTGCTTGCCAGCGCATTCGTGACCGTGGTCGCAAAGTTCGGATCATCACCCAGAGCGGCTGCCAACTCGTTCAGCGTATCCATGGCGCCGGGAGCGGCATCAATAAGCGCACCGATGGCAGCAGCCACAAAGGCTGTTGTCGCAATCTGCGTTGTGTTCGTACCGGCCGTTGCAGTGGGGGCGGTCGGCGATCCTGATAGTGCCGGCGACGCGAGAGGTGCTTTTGCATCCAGCGCCGTCTGGAGCCCCGTGATTTGCGCGATCGAATGGCTGTGGCTGGAGGGCGTAAAGCTCGAGGGTTTGCCGGTAATGCCGGCCCAAGGAGCGGCATCCGCAACTTCTGCGGCATCCACCTTGCCATCATTGTCCGTGTCATAGGTGGATTTTGCCATGTCTCCGGCGCCAAAGCCGGTAATGGCGTCATTGACGAAGGCTGTCGTCGCAATCTGCGTCGAGTTCGTGCCCGCGAACGCCGTCGGCGCCGTGGGCGATCCTGTGAAGGTGGGTGACGCCAAGGGCGCTTTCGCCGATAGCAAACTATCGACTTGAGACTTGCGGATAAGATCGGTCCCGCTGCTCGCATCTTGGCTCGACTTTGGCACCGTCGAGAAGGTCTTGGCACCGGCAATGGTTTGAGTGCCGACCAGTGCCAGAAAGCCACCCGACCCTGCAACGGGAACAATGGACGTGGCATTGCCGGCCCCGTCATCACCTTTGCCCACATAGAGCGTGGCATCGACCTCATTATGGGCCAGTTCGCCAGACTTGAGGGCTGCGGGCGCACCCGCCACGCCGGAGACCCGGCGTTTGAGCTGGATCGTATTGGCCATCAGAAAAATCCTCCATTGATGGGGGCGTCGGTGGGCAGGATCGTGATGCCTGGATCACCTTGATCGCCCTTGTCGCCTTGTGGGCCTGTCGCCCCCTGCGGTCCTGGCTGGCCGCCAAGCCGAATACGGAATGGCCCGTTTACAACGCGCACCTTGATCGGCGCTGTGATGGTGATCGGGCCTGTTTGCCGGATCGCTTCACTCATGGGCTCAGCCCTCGCGTCACCGGCAGCATCACGGGGATTTCGAGAAGGAAGCCCAAGTGCAGGTCTGGCTCGATATCGGTGCGCACCAAATCCAGCACCACGCGCCCAGGCGAGAGCCCTGCTGTTTGGGAAGGGGTTAGAGACAGTTCCAACACCCTGTCGGTGATGTGCTCTATCCCGCCGTCAGCGCTTGAGAGTTCTGCAAGTAGCGTCGGATCACTGGGTTTGAGACGTAGATGGCCGGCATAGCTTGCGCCCTCGGCAAAGACGGGTGCTTCCGCTTCAATCTGCAGTCGCCAAGTGTATCCGATGAGAATGGCAGGGCCTTCGCTGAATGTTGCGACTGTCATGGCTGCCACCCGCAAAGCTGCGCGCCGACTTCGTTATGGGCAACGATCTGGGCCAGAGTATCATCGCTCAGTAGGTCCTGGCGGGACGGGCGAATAGGCTCGGCCCAATCGCAATCGTCGCGCAGCACCCGCGGATCAATCGCGCATCCAGCGGTCAGCACGACGCTCAAGATCGGCACGATCAGTGTTCTGAAGGTCATGACGGATGTCCTTGGACGTTTGCAGCGCGCGAACACGGGCATCGGCGCAGCGGATTGCGAGGTCGGCCTCTGCGGCGTGCTTGCCCTGCCGGAGCAGGATCCAGACTGCGACGCCAACGGCCGCAACAATTGTGCCCCAATAAGCGAAGCGTCGACCAAGGCCGGAGAGCAGCGCGGTTAGAACGAGGCTCATGGCGTTTTCCCCGAGCGGTGGTCGTCGATCCGGGCCGCCTTCGCGCGGAGCGCATAAACGACCACGCCGATGAACACCCCCGCACCAATCCATGGCAGGGCGATGGAAAGTGCGTTTTCCAGACCGATCAAGGTGAACACGCGCCCGGCCATGTCGCGGGCCTGCTCGGCCTCCATCAGCGCCGGGGCGATCTGGCTGCCAATCGAGCCCGCTGCACCAATGACACCGAGACCGATCTGTGCATTGGATGCTGTTACGATCCGGCTTTCTGCAGGCGCGCCAGATGCCCTCTCAGGTGCGATTTCGCGAGGGGCAGCAGTTTCGAGCGCCTCGGTCAGTGCAACATCGATGATCGGCAAAAGGGCAAGGTCGTTGTCATGCCGGAAGGCTAGAACGGCAGCGCGTGTCCGAGGGCCCATCGACCCATCGATTTGGCCGACTTCGTGATAGCCGAGGTCTTTCAGACGTCTTTGCACCGCCTCGACGGACATCGTTACGCTCGGCGCGACATTGCCCGCACGCCGCACGCCGAGAAGTTTCGAGACCGGAAAGCGCTTCACAGTGACGGCGTCGTCCTGGTTGCCGCCAAGGCCCCAAACCCAAGCGCCCTCGATCCGGTCGATGAAGAAGACATGGCCCTGCCAGTTGGACGAGCCGCGGGGGATCACGCCGATGTCGCCAGGCTGGGCGTCTGCCACATCGATGGGAATGCCCCAGTCGAGATAGGAGCGCGCCGTCAGCTTGCGGGTCGAGCGAATCCCGGCCCGCTCGAGGCAGTGTCCGACGAAGGCTGCGCACCAGGCCACAGAGTCGTGCTCAACCCAATCGTGGCCGACCGAGGCATACATCTCCATGATGATGGGGTTGTCGGCGGGGCCCGGACCCTCGGTCGTGCCGATATAGCTCTGTGCGAGATCAAAGGGTGTCATGGTTGTCTCCCATGCAAAGGAAAACGCCGCCCCAGATGGGACGGCGCGCCGGATTTCTGTAAGTGCTGGGCGGGCTATTTCTTTCGGCAGAGCCAGGCCGCCAGCAGCGCTTCGGCCCCACGCGGGCCAAGATAAGCAAGGGTTGCCACGAACCCCGTCGAGACGGGCTGCGACAGGCCGATGTAACGCGCCGCCGCCTCCCCGATCAGGGCCATGCCGACCGCGACGGGGATTTCCCAGAGGAGTTCCTTACCAAAGAAGCGGCGATTGCCGAGCTTCACCTCGCCCGAATGCCACATCAGCCGTCCGGTGAAGGCACCGATCAGCGTGGTCACGGCGCCTCCGAAGAACGAGTTGATCATATCGATGAACCCACCATCATTCATGGGCGCGCCTCCTCAAGCGCCGCCACCCGGGCGGCCAGTTCCTTGACGGCCTCGATCAGAAGGCCAGTGATATTGCCGTAAGCGACCGAGAGTTGGCCTGCCTCGCCTACCCGCACGACTTCGGGCAGGACCGGCTCCACTTCTTGGGCGATGACGCCGATCTGGCGGCTGCCATCCATGGTGAAGCGCACCCCGCGGAGGGCCGAGACCAAAGCGAGGGCATTTGCGATGGTCTCCACCTCGGATTTTAGCCTGATATCAGACGAGGAGACAAAGTTCGGGGCAGTGACGACCCCTGTGAAGGTTGCGCCGGACAGCGCCGCTTTTGCAGCAATCGCCGCGTCGTAGTCAGCTGCGGATTTCGTGGCCATTGTCCCGAGGCCAAGGTTGGTACGAGCTACGGCCGTGTTCGCGAGCCCGGCCAGATTGCCCGCGGCATCGAGAAGCGCGTCCCAGCCTGTGTTGGTGGCGTTTCGTCGGCGCAGAACCGGCGGTGAGACCGACGTATCAACCCAGAGCATGCCCGCCATCGTCGCCGTCGGCGCGGAGGCCCCGGCACTCGTCGATTGCAGCGCAGCGATCACCTCATTGATCCGCGCGCGCACGGCGGCGCCCGCGTCGTTCGCGATCGTAAAACTCGCTGTCTGCGCCATTAGGCTACCTCGTCGGCGTAAAGCCGCAATTGACTGACGATGGGCGTGTAGGACGCATCCTTCGTCGTGAGATGCGCCCGCGCTTCCACCGCGCGGGCTTCGATTTCGTGGTTGTCGAGACGGCCCCAGGGACCCCAGTTCGGCGATGCGGCAGGATCGTCATCGGTTTCGCGGATCTCAAAGAGTACGTCGATTTCTGCGCCGGCCGAGCCGTCGAAGTCAGGCCACGTGTCCATCAAGGCGGTGCGCGCGTCGATCCGATCGTTGAGTGCCAATGCCGCCACGCCGATTTCCGAGCGCAGGCGGACACGTTTAACAGCTCCAAGGTCGAGACCGGTGGCGAAAGCGTATTCGCCGTCCATTGCCGTCACTTGGGTTACGCCATTCGCGGTCGCCGTGGCCAGCGTCAGTGTCGAACCCGTGACCTGCAGCCCAGATTTCGGGCCGAAGAAGCCGGGATCGGCCTGCAGGAAGTCCAAGGTCGAGAAGGCCAGAACCTGCGCGCCCTTGGTCGAGACCCGGGTCTCACGCCCGGCGCGGCCGCCGCTGTCTTCAGCCCTCACGAGATACGTGCCAGGTTTCAGCGGCACGACGGCGATGGCTTCGCCGCCCGACACCCGGTCCATCGAATAGCTGTCGGCCTAGGTTGCCGTCGCGTCCTTTGAGTGCCGGATCACGATGTTGCCGCCCACGCGCACGTCGGGATCGGCCGAACGCGTCCACTTCAGGATCGCAAGGCCACCCGCCGTTTGCAGCGTCACATTCTCGAGTTGGGCCGGAGGCGCGGTGAGCCCGAGGATTTCGGCAGTTGTCTCCTGCCAGGGTGAGGACACGCCCAAGACCGAGATCGCTTTGACGCAGAAAGCCCAAGCCCCCGGCGCGATGTCGCGGATTTCGAGCGTGGTGCCGTCGGTGCGGCCATAATCAATCCAGTCTGAAGCCCACGTCATTTTGCCTTGCAGCTGATAGGCCGCGACAAATCCCGAAGGGGCGGCTTCCCAGGCGACCTTGGCCAGAACCTTTAGTCCGCCTCCATCCCGCGTGATGTAGAGGTCCTCGGTGACCTGCGGAGCCCCTGGTGCCGGGATGTCATAGGCGTTGGGCAACGCCGTCCGTGGGGCGGCGGCATAAATCTGTTCTTCAGACGCTGACCAGTCGTAGACCAAGGGCGAGGTTTCGCGCAGGACAAGCTCCGGCAGCAACAACGCAGCGTCACCCGAGGCCGTAAGATCAAGACTGACTCCATGGACCTCGAAGGGTTTGGCGGCAAAGCCCCACCGGGCGTAGGACAGCGTCACCACATCGCCGACGGTGGCCGCCCAGGCGGAAAGCTTGCCCGACAGCCGGACAGTCATCTGCCGACGTGCACGTTCGAGCTCGATCTTCGCTAGCCGCTGCGCCATGGCGGCGGAGATCGTGAAGGGCAGCGAGATATCGCGCCATTTCCGTTCGCCACCATCCTCGGCCAAATAGACAGCGCTCGAATAGGCCGGAAAGTCATCCGGCTGCCAATCGTTTTCGGGGCTGACGAACTGGCCACGCACGCCGTTGAAGTTTGACGACATTGTCACGCGCGTCGCGAGCGTCAGCCCGCCTTCGCGGACATGGTCCGAAGTGAGCGCCACATCAGGCGCACGCCAGGCGCCTGCATGTATGCGCCAGGCCCCGCCCGAGAAGGCGCAGCGGCCTGCGAAGCTGGAGAGCATTCCCTCGATGATCGTCTTCGGGACCTCAGAGAGGGTGATCACCCCATTGCAGGCGTAACGCGGCTCCGACCCACCGCCGGCAAGAGGAACGGTCTCGTCGCAGATGTTCGCAGCCTCAATGAGCGACATCTCGTCAATCCCGTCGGGCTCTCCAATGCGCGCGCCGATGCCCCAGGTCGGGTTTGCCATATAGTCGGCCAGGCAAAGCGTGGGGTTTTCCGAATACCCTGCAGTTTGCGTCCGCGGGTCCCAGATGTCGTCCTTGCCCTCCAGATCCACCGTGATGTTTGGGATCCCGCCCGGAAAGGCGTCCTGATCATAGGTCAGCCGCAGCCGGATGGCCGCACAGCCCCGCAGCCGATGGTTCTCAGTCCATTTGTCCGGCAGCGCGGATTTCAGGCCCCCGAAAGCGGTCTGGTTGGCGGCGCCAAGTTTCTTTTCCACGAGGACCTTTCCGGCCCAGCGGCCCTGCGCGGTACCCGCGGCATTCACAGCCACTTCGCCTTCGAAATAGATCGCTCCGATCGATTTGACGCGATGTGTGGCCAGCACGATCACCAGATCGAGGTATTTGTTATCCGACCCCGAGGAGTGCAGGAAGACGATGACCCCGCCCTTGCGGGTGCGGCCATAGACGAGGTCGCGCGGCACGACGGGCTCGCGGATCGTCACCGTCCGCGGCTGCATCGTGGTCTGCGGTTTCGGCATCAATGCCTGCGCCGCGTAGGACAGCAGAAGCGTGCCGCCGATCCGCAGAAGGGCCGCACCAATGCCGCCTGCAGCCAATACGCCACTGATCGCCCCCGCGATCGCGGTGACGGCTGTCACGATGAAAGGCATGGGGTCAGTCCAGGTTCAGGTTGGCCAGGCAAGCCGGCAAGAGGTGAGCGGCACGGTCACGAGGCCCTCCGGCGCCATCC